TTTTCCCGCCTGCCAATTTCATTGTTGCCACTCTATACTCACCCTTTCCTTTTTATCCCCGCTTTGGACGATCCAATGTCCGCAGGGATTTTTTATTATCTTGAATTTTCGTCCGCTGGATGATGTATAAGTGTTGTTTTTATCCATAAAAAATACCGGCATTTCTTTCTGTGGTATCAGCCGTTCTTTGTTCGGTGTTTCTTCTATCAGCCAGCCGATAGGATGTTTTCGGACGTTATCCCACAAAAGATATATGTCAGTACTTCGCCCACTTGGGCTTCTTCGGAATACAGCCTGCTCTTTTCTTTTTGATTCTTCGTTCTTCTTCCGTTTTATAAAGTTCCTGCAATTCCATTTCATGTTCTTTTCTCCATTCTTTAACCGCATGACAGTTAAGATATGTTTTGATTTGTTCATCCATGTACTGTTTTCGCGTGCCAGAGAGTCCGTGTGCTTTGAAACGGTGCGTTTCGTATGACAGATGAATAAGATTATCTTCCTTATCCGGTCCCCCGCTGCCTGCGTGTTTCGCATGATGGACCTCACCACGCGACGGTGGCCACTCTCCTATGATGGATTGGTACGTTTCCGCCAGCTCCTCGTCCCTTTGTTTGACAAGCCGGCATAGTTTTCGGAATGCCGCTTCCGGTAGTTTGAATCTCACTTTTTTCTCCTTTTCTTTGAATATCTCCATATCTCATCCGCCCGATAAACGTGGAGTGAACAGTCCCGATGAACAGGGACCATATTCCCCTTTCCATCTTTCGTCCACATTACATATTCGGCGGGGATTACTTTCCTGCATTCGTGGCATATCATTCTACGCTGCATATTTCCCCCGTCGGTTTCATTTCATAGATCTGCATATCCATTACATAAGCAGCGGCATATTCCTGATTGCAACCTCGGCTTTCTCTCCAGTTTCCGCAGAGTATAAGCGCGTTGCATCGTTGCAGCACTTCTAAGCAGTCTTTCATCGGCTTATGCTGATGCTCTTTGTCATACGGTGTATATCCCCAGTTGTGCAATGGTGAAAATAATGTTTTTTCAGGGTATTTCTCCTGCAACATTTTTAAATACGTTTGTACTTTCTCTTTGTTCGTCTCATCACCTCCGTAAGGGTGAGCGATGTAAAACAGTTGACCGTCTATATACGGATATTCTCGTTCCATATTTCTTCTCCTTTGATTATTTTTTCCCGTTTGATAAAGCATTGTTTCATTGCATAAGCAATTCCCTTTCGAGTTTCCGGATTTATACTTGCTACCCTTTGTATTAATTCATCTGGACACCCGCTGCTGTACAGATAATCAATTGCAACGGCTACTGCTATTGAAACGAATTTGTCATCTGTTCCTTTTACGGAAATAACAAATTCCTTTAATTCATCATCTGCTTGTATATTCAGTTCGTACATTTTGGGATTTCCTTTACTTTGACAATAATTTCCTGCCCCGGCTGTACATTGCCGGGGTCTTTGATGTTGTTTTCTTTCGCGGTTCTCCATACTAATTCCTGGAGATTTTCCCTCCCGCCGGAAATGCGGTCACATACATCCCATAAGGTTTCTCCTTTTGAAATGTTCACCGCGTATGAGATTGACGGTGGCTCTGGCTGTACTGCGTACCCTGCGATACCGACAGTAATCATGAATGCGGTTAGAAATTTAAGCATGATAATTTCTCCACAACCGCAATAATCATTGTCACGAAAACCGCCAGCCATAAATAATTCATCATTTTATCTACCATTTTTACGCCCTCATCTTTCTAACTTCCGCCCGGAAATCATATCCGCTTTGTTTCATTTTCCGTTTCTGCGCATTCTCTTCCATTTTTCGCCGGATAGCCGCTTCCGCATCTTCAGGGTCAAACAGATATGCTTTCCCCGAAGGGATAAACGGTATCTCCCCTATCCTGCACAGCATTCGTATCGTTGTGACCGGATATCCCGTTGCCTTGCAGAAATCCTTTGTGTTTGTAAGCACGTCTTCCCTCTCTTTCTTTTTTATTCACTTTCCTTTTGATATACTGTGTTCTGAAAGGATGTGATTTTTATGCTTGAATTCAGCGATTTAACAAAATTTGACTTTGAAATCCTTGAATATGTAAAAGATAACGAACCAGTTACTGAAGAAAAAATCGTTAGTCATTTTCATTCGGATCCCGGCGTTACAAGTCTCCGCATTCGGGAACTTTCAAAAGTGTCTTATGACATGAACTATCCCAATCACAAAGGGCTCCGTATTCCTATTTCTGATTCCTCTTATCTTGATAAGGAATATCGTCATTACAGTGATGACGACGGCATGCCTCAATCTGAATACACTGGATTTGTTTCCATAAGCAGACGTGGGAAAAAAGCTCTTCAAGATTGGGAACAAAATGAATCTGATAGGTTTTGGGATATCCGGCTTTGCGGCTATCTCACCCTCGTTGTATCTGTCGCATCTTTCATTCTTGCGTTTTACAATACTTTTTGTAACTGATATCATCGAGAACAAACAATGATGAATCCTACAACAGATATTGACAGTGACAATACCGAAATAATAAACGCAACTCTGACCAAATTCTCATTAGACATTTCCCTCACCTCTCTTTTCCCTTCCTTTTTTTAGCTTCCCCCTTGCTATAATGGAGATAGAAAGGGGGTGATTTTCTATGCTTGATGAAACAAAAATTCGCGATGCTATTGACCGCTCTCTGGAATTTGGATTTTCATTGGATACCATCACTGCTGATGCGGAAATCCAAGCCAATGTTCTCTCGTTGGTGGAAAAAGCCATCATAGCCGCGCTTCGTTCCTACGATGAACAAAACAAATAGTTTCACAGAAATAAGTCCATAGCAGTGGGCTTATTTTTCTTTTCTTACAAGTACCAGTTTTTCACCATCTTCATATACAATCTTTCCTAAATCATGCAATGCTTTTAAATACTCTTTTCTGGTTTCTTCTACTTTCTTCATTGCTTCTTTCATCTCTTCACTTTCAAATTCAAATTCCATTTTTATTTCCTCTCTTTCGTTTTGCTTAACTCGTCACCTTCACTTATAATCGGTTTGAAAGGAGGTGAACCAATATGCAGTGCAAAATAAATACTCCGTTTGCAAAATCTCTGTCGGATATAAAAACGGAGATTTTGGAACAGACAGCGGATAAAATCCATACAAGACACACATATTCCAACGGCTTAGTATTGGAATATCTTGCTACCGCTGATGGCGTTTCCATTTCTTCCAATTGGGGTTGGAAGAAAGAACCGGATGGCAGCCTTACGCCTGTTCCTGTGGTGAAATCGTAATTTTATCTGCTCGGATGATGACTACATCCGTAGATACGGTTACGGAAGAAGAGCCTTTTTCGATCCGATATGGGCTCTTTTTCAATTTCTTTTCTTTCATTCTTTTTCACCTCTCTTCCTTTAAAAATATATTTTGTGTCTTTTTAGGATACTCTTTCGCTAAAAAAAATAGCGTCTATCTCTTCCGGCTTTAATTTATACCTATCTTTTATGAAAAGTATTTCTGCCTGTCGAAAATCTGCCCCACCGTTGATTTTTAGATTTAATCGAGATAGGCTTATCCCTAATGCATTTGCTAAATCTTTTTGACTATCTCCATATTTCATCATTTCTGCCCTCATTAATGGTTTATTCATTTTTTTCACCTCACTTTCTTTTGGTATCTTATTAGGACACCTTGATTGTATATCCGTTTTTGTATCTTGTCAAGATACTTTTTCTTGTTTTCAAAAATTTTTATGGTATAATCAAGACACGAAAGGGTGGTGATGCATATGGAATTTAAAGATATCCTTTATACTTTAAGAAAAAAGAATAAATTAACACAGCAGGAAGTTGCAGAATATGTAGGGTTGCAAAAAGCAGCTATATACAAATATGAACACGGCTTGCTTGTTAATCCCAAACGATCATTGATTTCAAAATTGGCTAAGTTATTTCAAGTTACCCCATCGTATATGATGGGATTAACCGATGAGGATAAGTCTGCTCATATATCTCTTCGCCCATCCCTTAGTAAAAAAGACGAAAAAGACATCCAAAAAAGACTGTCCGATATTTTAAATGATATGGACAGTCAGGATGCTATTGCTATGTATAACGGCGGAGAACCGATGGATCCGGAAACACGGGAGTACATGAAAGCATCTCTTGAAAATGCTCTCCGCTTTGCAAAATTAAAAGCTAAAGAGAAGTTTACTCCGAAGAAACACCGTAAATAAAGGACCACATCATGGACATAAAGAAACTCGTAAACGGTATAGTGGATCGTCACAATACAAGAGATCCGTTCCGTATTGCTGCAGAAAATAACATCTACATTTTATACGAAGAGCTCGGAAAGAATTTGGGATATTTCAGTAATCTTTTTCGCATCAAGACAATACGGATAAATGATCATGCCGATCCGTTTCTTCAGCCGTTTATTTGTGCTCATGAGCTCGGCCATGCGCTGCTTCATCCGCACGCAGGTACTCATGCTTTTAATAGAAATTCTTTTATTGCTAATTGCAAGATTGAAAAAGAAGCGAATCAATTTGCCGTAGAATTGCTATTCCCTGATGAGTTGATAGCTGGTCATCCGGAAATAGACATTTATAATCTGGCGCGGACATTCGGTATTCCATATCAACTGGTTTATCTTAAGTCCATTTCTTACAGAGCACGTCATTTATAAAAAGGGGATTAATTATGAAAAGGTTCTTGGCTGGTGTGTTTGTAATATCTGTTATTCTTTTATCCGGATGTGGGGGTGTAGGTAACAGCAGTAATAAAAACAGTAAATCTGTCACTTATTCCACAGAACAGAAATTTGCAGCGAACACCGAAATCTTGAATATTCTTCCTACAATGAGAAAAACCCATGATGATGTTGACAAAATGGACATATATACCAGTTTGGCAACTGAATCATACCCTCCCCAAGATGGTCTATATTGGAAATTAATTGTAAATAAAGGCTATGTCTTTGAATATTTTACAATCGTTAATTTTACAAGTGGTATTGAATGGGTATTTTGGGATGATGTCGTTTTTTCCACAAATGAAGGGAATTGGACATATCACATCGGGTCTTTTGCCGGACAGTCAGGAAATGGGAAACGCACTCAAATAGTTATGGGCGGTAAGTATGAATTTTTAAATGTCTCTATTGATAAAATTGCTCCAGGCTTGGAAAAATTGATAAAAGGAACTAACCCCATTATTCGTTTAAGAGGCAAGGAATTCGTCTATGACATTAAACTCACGGATAATGATATGAATATAATAAACACTGCCATGTATACATATGAACAATTAAAAATTACAGGAAACAAGATTTCTTTTGATAACACTGAAAAGAATTAATTGGTAATCGGAGGGATACTATGGACTTTAAAGATCCTAAAAACAAAGTATACTTACAAAAAGCCATTTCATCTCTGTCAAAAGACTATTCCAACATGTTAATTTCAATGACAAATCAAGATGATTCTAATTACAAGAGGGCAGCTCTTCTTTACTACTGGCTACGCGACTATAGGAACTATGTCAAAAATGAACCAAAATTCAATTCTGTTTATACCCCGCCTTTCCGACGTGGGAACATAGCAAATATTAATTTCGGCTTTAATTTGGGCAGCGAACTCGGCGGACTGCACTATGCAATAGTTATTTCTGACAGTAGACCTACCAATCCCATGCTGATAGTCGCTCCTATGACTTCATTTAAACCAAGCCACCAATTAAATGATTGTGAAATATTTATAGACAACCAACTATTTTTACAATTGAAAGGGAAACAAGATGCCCTTGTACAAACATTAAAACATCAGCGTGCTACTTCCATCGATAGTGAATCGGATGATATCAATTCCAAATTAGATCAACTCCAAAAAATAAAAAAACAAATTCAAAAACTGAAAAATGGAAGTATAATCAATATCAGTCAAATTTGTGCAATAAGTAAAATGCGGGTGATTGATCCGCAAAGTCCCCTTGATGTATTTTATAATATTTCAGTTTCATCTGACGTATTAGATAAAATAGACAATAAAATAAAACAGTTTTTTATGAATCCTAACAAACCTTGACATTTGACATGAATCTTCGCTTCTGATACAATGTGGTCACAACTTGAGGAGTACTCCTCAAATAAATTATGGACTTTGCGGCATGCCCGCACTACCGTAGAAAGACCTCGGCCTTGTATCATTTAGGTGCGAGGTCTTTCACGTTTCACTTCTTTTTAATCATAGATGATAACCTGTAACTGCTCTACACTATATTGAGGTGATCTTATGAAACAATATAAAAGAGGTTCTTTAATTTACGATAAACTCCATGACAGTTATCGTGCTTTTATCATGATCAACGGAAAAAGATATTCTAAGCGTTTTAAGAAAAAAGACGATGCTATGGATTGGATGTCACGGCAGAAAATAGCAGAGCGTGACGGTAATTTCGTTGAACCGTCAGATATACTTGTCGGGCAGTGGCTTTTGTATTTCCTCTCTACTTATAAAAAAGATACTGTCAGATCAAGTACATATGAAAGATACCTCTATCTTGCCGCAAAGATTGAGCCTATTTCAAAAGTCCCGCTCCAGTCTTGTACTGTGTCTCATGTCCAGGAATTATTAAATAGTTTAACCCCGGACTGTTCTCGAAAGGTTCACGTTCTTTTACATGCTGCCTTTCAGCAGGCTGTAGATCTAAGCGTTATTCAGAAGAACATTATCCATCTTGCAAAAGCGAAAAAAATCATTCGTGATGAACCCGGCATATTTAATAAAGATGAAATTAATAAAATCCTTTCTCACACAAAAGATAAAATCCCCGCTTTCTATCCCATTTTCCTTTTAGCGGCTCATACTGGCATGCGTAGGGGTGAAGTGTTAGGCTTGCGCTGGAAAGACGTCAATTTGAAGAATGGTACTGTTATTATTCGTCAACAACTGCAGTGTGTCGGTAGTGAAATTATTTTTCAACCGCCAAAGACAAAATCTGGAAAAAGAAAAATCTCAATCCCCGCGGTGGTCACAAACGCACTGCAGGAATTGAGAAATAACGAAAAGACAATAGATATCAAGCAAGAAACGCTTGTTTTCCGAAACTCAAACAATAATCCTGTCCGCCCTGAGGCTTTAGAACGTGCCTGGAAAAAAGCAATTACAAAATGCGAACTGCCTTACAGGAATTTCCATTGCTTGCGGCATACCCACGCCACCCTATTATTAGCCGCCGGTATT